TGAGGTGTTTGATAACGTGGGCGGCAATCTGTTCCCATTCCAAAGGGTTGAGGGCGCTCAGATTCAGAAGGGCGTCATAGGCACTCAGGCGTGTTGTGTTTTTGTTGAGACAATTGCGTTTTTGGGCAGCGGTAGGAACGAAAGCCCGGGTATCTTCATGGGCGTTAACGCTCAGGCCAACAAAATATCCACCAAAGAAATTGACGAGGTCTTGACCGACTACACCGAGGTCCAGTTATCTACGGTGAAGCTTGAGGCCCGAAACGACCGAAACCATCAGCACCTATACGTTCATCTTCCAGATCAGACTATTGTGTTCGACCTGACGGCTACGCAGGCGACAAATACTCCCGTCTGGTTTGTACTGTCCAGCTCAACGGTTGGATTGGCGCGGTATAAGGCCCGGGACATTGTTTGGTGCTATAACAAGTGGCTCATTGGTGACCCAACGTCATCGACGATAGGTTACTTCGAGAACACCATCGGATCGCATTATGACGAGAAGGTTAGCTGGGAGTTCAGCACGAACATTGTTTACAACGAGGGTCGGGGCGCGATATTCCACGAACTAGAGCTGGTTGCATTGACCGGGCGGGTTGCGTTTGGGACTAATCCTGTGATCACGACAAGCTACTCTGTTGACGGTGAGAATTGGTCACAATCGAGATCAATCAAGGTTGGTACTCAGGGCAACCGAAACAAGCGTCTGGTTTGGTTTCAACAGGGGTCAATGATTAACTGGCGCATACAACGCTTCAGGGGCGAGTCTGACGCTCACATATCATTTGCACGACTAGAGGCTCAGGTAGAGCCGTTGGCCTACTAAGATGGCTAGAAAGTCAAGACTAGGACTAACCCGGGATCAGTTAGCGGTTTTCCTGAAGGATCACGAGCAGATCATCCAGTTTGAAAAGCTGTTTGACACTGTGGACGCTGGCAGCAGCGATAACACGATTGTTGACGTTGAGATCATCGCTCAGTTGGCCTCCAACACCGCGAATCAGGCGGTAGACACTAATCACCTCAAGACCGACTACATCGACTTTAATCCTTCCGCACCACACGCGGACAAAGATGCTCGCGTGGTTTGGAATGCGTTTGATGACACTCTAAACCTCCATCATTCTGGTGGTGTAGTCCAGCAGGTAGGCCAAGAGACCTATATCTACGGACGCAACAACACAGGATCCACGATTACCAACGGATCAACGATTGGGTTTGCTGGGGTAAACGGGCAGAACAGGCTTGAGTTTCTGGACTACATTGCAGACGGGACGTATCGGTCTGAATACTTTTTTGGGGTGGCTACTCAGGACATTTTAAATGGCGAGATAGGGTTCGTAACGACCTTCGGCAATGTTCGAGGCATTGACACTACCGGCAGCGCAGAGGGCGAGTCATGGGCTGAGGGTGACGAATTATACGCAAGCCCAACCACGGCTGGAGCCTTTACGAAGGTGAAGCCAACGGCCCCGAATATATCGATACCCGTTGCGATTGTGGTCGTTGTTAGCGCGACTGAGGGCGAGATATTCGTTAACCCAATTGTTGAGCAGCAGAAGTATTACGGTCAGTTTGCCCGGACCACTGATCAGGTTGCTGGGTCAATCAATACTGCGGTTTCAGTTGTATTCGACACGACAGAGGTCGCTAACGGAATAACTTTGGGGACGCCAGCATCCAGACTGGTCGCGGCTAATTCAGGGCTTTACAGCTTCGCGGTAAACTTTCAGGTGCTGTCAAACAGCGCAAGCTCAAAGAATGGTTGGTTCTGGTTCCGCAAGAATGGTGTTGACATAGCTGACTCATCAAACAGACTTACTCTATCGGCTAACAGCGAATACAGCATTTTGCATAAAACGGATTTTATTTCTTTAAACGCTAGTGACTACGTTGAGATTATGTTTGCCGTTGACGATACGAATTTATGGTTAGACGCTAGTGCGGCAACGGCTTTTGCTCCAGCAGCCCCTGCGGTCTTGGTCGCCGTCACTCAGGTACAACAGTAGGTTTATTATGGCTATTACAGTAACAAACATTATTTCAAGAAGGCTGGCAGAGACGGCGGCGACCATTCAGTACAATGCGACCGGCGTGACGACGATAATTGACAAGTTCACGGTTACAAACGTGGGCGCAAGCAATACCTTTATCACTGTCTACCTGCCCAACCCTAACTCTGCCGGTAATCCTTTGGCGTCTAATACGGTGATTAACGCTAGGACAATTGCGCCTCGGGAGACCTATTCCTGCCCAGAGTTGATTGGTCAGGTGATACCCGATGGCGGAGCGATTGTGACGCAGGCTGGAACCGCTAACTCTTTGGTCCTGAGCGCGACCGGCAGCGAGATAGCATAAGAATTGAATTAACGCAAATATGTGAGACAATGGGGTGAAAAGGATTGCTTGATGGAAGATGTTGACTGGTTAAGGCGTAATTTCGTTGAAGTGTTCTGCCTACCAGAAGAGGCCACGCAGTGGCTAATCGACCTTTACCGATCCATACAATTTTTTGATGACGTTGCCGATGGCGACAAGGTAGACAGAAAGGATTTAGACCACGTTCTATGGCACATGATGGTTGGACAATACTCCAACGCATTCTTTGCACAGAAGAGCGCGGCATTAGTACCGCTGCTGTCAAATGCTATTTTGAAGTGGCAGGCGTCTGACCACGTTGAGCGTGAGGGCGATGTAGATGCCAGATCGTTTATGTGGCGCGCTGGGTACTACGACATTATTTTAACGGTTGTACAGCTCTGTCATGGGGCTGAGGTTGCTAAAGACAGCGCCCACATGGTGATGAGAATGTACGGCGAAAAATTAGAAGATTATTTAGAGGAGTTTTCATAATGCCACATCCAGCGGTTGCTATGGTAGGCGGGGGGCTTGCTAGTTCAGCTATTCAGTCAAGAGCAGCGAGAAAGGCTGGTCGGGCGCAAGAGCGTTCTGCTGAGATGGGCATTCAAGAGCAGAGGGCTGCAAGATTAGCGACTGAACGGTTAATGGCCCCGTATGTTCAAGCTGGCACTGGGTCGTTAGAGGCGCAGCAAGCGATTCTTGGGTTGTTAGGGCCAGAGGCGCAGCAACAAGCCTACGCCGGGATTGAACAAGGCCCAATGTTCCAGTCTCTGGTTGAGCAGGGCGAGGCTGGAATATTAGCCGGTGCATCCGCAACTGGTGGTTTACGCGGTGGAAACATCCAAGCCGCTCTGGGTCAATTTAGACCCCAGATGCTTCAGAGCATGATTCAGAATCAATATCAAAACCTTGCCGGTTTAACTTCGTTAGGTCAGGCTTCAGCGGCTGGTCAGGCTGGATATGGTCAGCAGACGGCAGGAAACATCGCTAACTTGTACGGTCAGCAGGGTCAGGCTCGGGCTGGTGCTGCGCTGGGTCAGGGCGCGGCCTTTGCTAACTTTGCGAACATGCCAATGCAATTAGCAGGTATGGCGTCTGGCGCCGGAATGAGCATAGGCGATTTCTTAAAATTTTAGAAAGGTAGTTAACAATGGCACAACCATACAACTATTCGTTAAACGTACCAAGTCCGATGCAGGCTTTCGGTCAAGCCTTTAACGTGGGCGCTGCCGGTCAACGGGCTAGGCTTGCTAGAGAAGATCGAGAGGCCGCAATAGCGCAAAGGGAAACAGAAAGGCTTGCGGTTGAAAGTTTTTTTGAAAAGCCACTAGAACAAAGGACATCTGAGGATTATCTACGGTTGGGCATGATCAACCCTCAAATTGCTGAGTTAGCGCAAAGTCAATTTGACGCATTATCAGCGGAAAGGCAGCAGGTAGCCTTCAGGGATGCAACTCAAATCCATACTGCGCTCAGAAATTTTTTGGCAGGCGAAACTGACCCAGAAATTGTTGATCAAATTTTTGCCAGCCGAGTAGAGGCAACTAGAAACGACCCCGGATTAAACAAGATGTGGGTTGACGCTAGAGAGCTTGCAAAGCTTGACCCTGAAGGCGCTGAGGCGATGGTAGGAACAAGAATAGCTACGCTACCCGGCGGTAAAGACTACTTCGCCACGATGAAGACTGTAGGCGAAGAGGCTAGGGCAGCGGCACTACAACCCGGAAAGATTAAAGAGCTTGCAGACAAGGTTAGATTTCAGGAGTTTGAAGGATTTCAAAATCTTGCAGAGGCTGGCGTTGACATTATGGCAATGGTCGCTGATGACTCAGAGATACGCGGACCGTTGCAGCAGATCGCAAAGCGGCAGGGTCAGTTAAACTTAGCAGAGCGCGCTGGCAATGCCCGGGCCGCTGAGAAGCTAGAGCTAGAAATTGCAAACCTGAAAGACGCGGCGCAAGAGAAGGCTCAGACCAAGGTCAACGATGTCAGCAACGCAATGTCTGGCTCAGAAGATTTGATAGGGTTTATTGACAAAATTATAAAGGCTGGTGGCGATCCTAAAGATACAGGATCTGCGCTTCACGAAACGACTGGATCTTACGCTGGGGCATTGCCAACCGTTCAGCAAGCAAATGTTAACTTTGAGGCCATGATCAATACCTTGAAATCCAAGATTTACTTGGACAAGGTCGCGTTGATGCGAGGTACGGGTCCATTGTCCGACCGAGAGGGTGCCAAGTTAGAAACTGCGATGCGTAGTTTAGAGTTAAGGCAAAGTCCCCAAAGGTTTTATGATAATTTGCTTGAGATTCAAAAGTTAGCCGTTGATAACCAAGCTTTGATTAAAGACAAGTATGGTGATATGTCGAAGATACAAGCCGTGGCTTCTGGCGCTCCCAGAACGCCTTTGATGTCTGGCGAAGAAGTATTCATAACCGTTACCACGCAAACAGATTTTGATCAATTACAGTCTGGAGAAAGGTATCGAGGGACTGATGGAAAAATATACAGGAAGCCGTAATGCCTGATCAATTTGGTGGAATCGAAGTAGAAGAAGAGACTGAAGTTTCTGTCGGTATGCGCGATGAATTTGGCGGCATACCCGTAGAAGAAGTTTCTCAAGAGGTTATGACTGAGCAAGTCGTTGGTGACGTTGGTCCTGCCGCAACTCCGCTGATGAGGGGCGATGAAGTTTTTCCGCCCGAGCCTTCTGGCGTTACAGGTGGCACTTTAGAAGAGCAAATGTTTGCCGCCCAGACTGAGACACCGATACTTGACGCATACGGGCGTCCGATCATGCCACCGCCTCCTGAGCCACAAGTTGACCCCGCACTTCAAGACAAGCTAATTGGTGCGGCAGAGGTCTTAATGACCTTGGCTTCAGGCGCTACCGTTGGCGCTGGCGGGATGGTTCGGGGAACCTTAGAGGGTCTTGCTGAACAAATACTTTCCGGTGAGTTTGGTACGCCACAGGCGGCTCAAATGATTCAGGAAAAGGCTATGGGCCGCGCTGGTGAAGCGACTTACATGCCTCGCACAGAGCTAGGGCAAGAATACGTTCAGGAAACCGCAGACGTTTTAGGTCAGTTGCCTGCAATGGCTCCACTCGCGGCTGAGGCCGGTGCGATTCGTGCTGGATTGGCAGGTGCGGCTCAAGCTGCTAGGGCCGGTGGTCCACCCGCTGTTCAAAGAATGGGTGGTCAACTGATTCAAGAAACTGGTCGAGAGGCTATGGACGTAATGGTCCCGCCACCCGTTCGACAAGCAGTACAGCAGGGCGTTATTCAGCCCGTTGCAGCCGCTGCGACAAGGACAATGGAGCCAGTCAGACGAGCTGGTGAGGCTGTAGCCGCTAACATTGAGGCGATGCAGCAGCGCAGAACGCAACAGACTAGAGACACGCTGAAAAGTCAGCCTGACAGCTCAGAGGTTGTTGAGTTCCGACTTGTTAACGACCGGGTGCAGGCAGACCCTCAAGCAACTGAAGCAATCAAACAGGGATTTGATCCAGCGGTTTTGGGGTCAATAAAGGCGTCTAGTAATCTTGATAAGCGTCAGATGCAAAAGATGCTTAACATTTTAAAGCTGGGCAAGAAGCGCGCAGCCTTCGCCGCTAAGAACAGGCCGTCAGGGGTTCTTGGCGACTCAATGATGTCGCGTGTCAATTTCCTGATGAATGTACGAAAAGAAAGCGGTAAACAGGTCGATAGGATTGCCCAGACTCAGCTTAGAGGACAGCCTGTTAATTTTGATCAACCAATGTCACAGTTCATTAGTGACTTGGCTGATATAGGTGTTGCGGTAGAGCGCGGTTCTAATGGCAAATTTAAAGTTAACTTGAAAGGCTCAGACATTGAGGGCGACCGGGCAGGAGCAACCCTGTTAAACCGAGTCCTTGAAAGATTGGGTGACACTGATGTGCCTGATGCTTATGGTGTGCATACGGCTAAAAGGTACATTGATACGCAGGTTGATTACGGTAAAAGACGGGCCAATCCGTTAACGCAGCAGGCCGAGAGGGTTGTTAAAAAGTTACGTCGAAACCTAAACACAGCGTTAGGTGATACGTTCCCTCAGTACCGAGAGGCAAACACCCGGTTCAGCGAATCATTGCAGGCGCTAGACGATATTCAGGAAGCTGTTGGCAAGAAGGTAAACTTTGAAAGCGATCGGGCAGGCGAAGCGTTTGGCACTGCGCTAAGAAAGGTTTTAAGTAACTACGGGTCAAGAAATACAATCATAGACTCGATAGACAGGGTTGAAACGATTGCTAAAAAATACGGCTTACAAATCAAAGATGACTTGATTAATCAGATTATTTTTGTTAACGAAATTGACCGAATGTTCGGCGCAGTAGCCCCGGGATCATTCAAGGGCCAAATCGAGCAGGCATTGCAAAAGGGTTCTGATTTTGCGCGCAGTAGCGCCGCTGAGAAGGCCGTAATGCTTGTTGGCAAGTTAGGCGAGGCCGTTAGAGGCATAAACGAAGAAAACGCCATCAGGGCCATCGAGGAGATCCTCAGAAGGCAGGAACAAGAGCCAACCGGAAGTGAAGTAGCCGAATAATAAAACAATCGATTGAGCAGATAAAAAATCGTAAACTTGGATTAGAGACGCTCTGAAGGAGCCAAAGAATGACCGCAATTAGCATAACACCCGGATACCCCACGTTTGCGGACACTGACGGGTCGCCGTTGAATGATGGCTACGTTTACATTGGGCTAGAGTACCAAGACCCGATCACGGCCCCTACCACCGCGTTTTGGGACAAGGACTTTCGGATTCCTGCTGACCAACCCCTAAGAACGTCAGGCGGCTACGTTGTCCGTGACGGCTCACCCGCGGCGGTTTACACCGGGGCGGCTTACTCCATTCTGGTACAGAACAAGAACCTTGTAACGGTCTACAACGCGCCTAGCGCGGTGATTACGAACGTCACCAACAATGTTGAGGAAATTACGCAGTATCAAGGCGCACACGCCACGGATCCGGTTGCTAGGAATGACGGCACACCGCTACAGGTTGGTGATTTGTACTTCAATACAGTGATTAACGAGCTGAAGGTTTGGACCGGCACCGCATGGGTTCCGTCATCACCCGGCTCGATAACAGTTCAAAACTTCACCGGAACCGGCGCACAGACGGCGTTTAACCTCGCCTCTGCCCCGGTCGCTGAGAACAACACGCAGATATACATCGACGGCGTTTACCAGCAGAAGGACACCTATACGGTTTCTGGTGCCACGATTAACTTCAGCACCGCACCGCCTAACCTCAGCGGGATTGAGGTGGTCACGTTTTCAATTGCATCGCTGGGTACGGTTGACTCGTCCAATGTTAGCTACAACGAGGGCAGTGCTGGCGCGGTCAATACCAGCGTACAGGCCAAGCTGCAAGAGTCAGTATCGGTCAAGGACTTCGGTGCTGTTGGTGATGGGGTTACGGATGATACTGCGGCTATACAAGCGGCATTTGCTGTTGGGAAGAATCAAGTGTATATGCCCGCTGGTGTGTACAAGATAACCTCAACCATTACTATTGCTGACTACTACTCTTTAAAAGGCGCTGGACACACTTCTGAAAATGGAACAGGCGCTAGAGCGGCCACTGTTATATTAAAATCATTTAACGGTGTTGGCTTAATTGTTGGTGGTAACTGTGTTGCATCTGACTTTCAGGTTGAGGGTGATACTGGAAACACTGGTGACGGTATTCAGGTTTTAGGGGGCCGATCTGTTTTAAGAAACATCCAATCAAACAAGCATGGCGGGGATGGCATTAGAATTGGTGACGATAACAATGATGCTATCAATGTAAATCTGTGGCGGCTAGACAATGTAATGTCAATCTACAACACAGGCCACGGTTTATACATTCATCATACAAACAGCCGCCCATCTCCTACATATCCATTAGGTGTACCGGATGTAAATGCTGGAACCGCTACACAATTGGATTTGAGGCAGAATAGTGGTGATGGTCTTAGGATCTACAATGCTATTGATAACAAGTTTTACGGAACGGTAGCCCAAAACAACGGTGGCAACGGCGTTAAATTACTGCAATACGCTCGGGGTCATAACTTTTATGGCTTGTACACTGAGGCAAATTCAACTTCTGAGATGACTATTGACTCTGGTGCTAATCAAAACCTTGTGATTGGAAACAGATTTGTCACCACTAACAGTGGATGGGTAGACAATGGAACGGCTAATTTTATCCTAGAGCATAACGGTAATATCTCTGATGCGTATGCGGTCAATAAAGCTTTAGCTATTAAGAACTTTGCATCTGGTGGTACGCCAGCGTTAGACTTTTATGCTGATACCAATGCTGGACTATCTGCTGCAATCTTTGCTGAAGAATCAGGCACTACAGGCGGAAAATTTACTATTAGAACTAAGCGGGATGGAAATACTGGCGTTGATCGTTTCTCGATAAATCATAATGGCCTTGCTATTTTTCAAAATACTACTGGTAATGGAATCCTTGTTGGCAAAACCGTTATTGATACAACAACTGCTGGCATTCAAATTGGTGATTCTGGTTCTGGCAGCAATACTAGAATAAACATGGTTGGAGCTGGCACATCGGCAGATACCAAATTTTCCTTTTATAACGCCAATGGGCAGGTAGGGAGCATTTCTACCAATGGAACGGCAACCAGTTATTCCGTAAGCTCTGACTATCGTTTAAAAACAAACGTGTCTGAGGTTAACGGTGAAGCCGCATTAGCAAGTGTAATGTCTTGGCCTATCAAAACCTTTGAGTGGATTGCTGATGGCAGTCAAGACATAGGCGTTATTGCTCACGAACTAGAGGCCGTTAAGCCAAAGGCAGTATCGGGAGAAAAGGATGCAATGCGTAATGGCGAGATAGAGCCACAGGGCGTTGACTACAGCAAGCTGGTGCCAGAATTAGTAGCGGCTGTTCAGTATTTAGCCAACCGCGTTAAGCAACTAGAATCTTAGGAGAATAAAATGTTAAAGACAGTCTCATCCGTTGCAAACGCGTTAGGCGCGTTGAATTACAAAGGCACTTGGGACGCAAGCACCAACACTCCGACCCTTGCGTCTGGAGTCGGTACTCAGGGCGATTACTATGTTGTCAGCGTTGCCGGGGCCACAGACCTAGATGGTATTACCAACTGGGGTATAGGCGATTGGGCAGCGTTTAACGGCTCCGTATGGCAGCGTGTTGAAGGTGGTGCGGATGGTAATTTTGTTAATTTAACCGTAACTGGTGAAGCTACCGTTGGGAATATAAAGTCAACTGTTAACACCATTAGCAGTACTGATACCAATGGCCTTATTAATCTTCAGCCTAATGGAACTGGATATGTATTTGTTCGCGCACCATCTAACGGAACTATTGCCAAACTTGGAGACGGAAGTTCTAGAACTTTTTTCATAAAACAAGCAAATGTTGGCGGCTATGACAATGATACCTTAATTATTGAATCTGATTCTGGTGTTGGGCAATTCCAGTGGAAAAATGGTGGTGGTGAGAGGCTTCGCATTAATACTGGTGGAGATGTAAAGCTTGTCACTGGCAACCTAGTAATAGGCACATCTGGCAAAGGCATCGACTTCTCTGCTACCGCTGGCACTGGCACCTCTGAGCTGCTCGATGATTACGAGGAGGGTGTATGGACGCCGACGGCTACCTCACAAACAGGCGCAATAACAACGTATACATCATCTGGAACCTACACCAAAATAGGTCGTAGCGTGACGATTACAGCTGGTGTTGTATTGACAGATGTAGGTACTGCCGCAGGAAAAATGTTTATATCCAGCTTGCCATTTGCACCAGTCGCCACCGCCGTATACCTTGGAGTAGCTAGGGAAGAAGCAATAACTGGCAATAATTGGTACGGACGTTTAGCCACTAGCATTCAGATAAATGGTGCAACCAATAATCCTATTACATGGACAAATTCCTACGAGTATGCAGTTAGCTTGACATACATTACGGCAGTATAAATTTTATTCAAGGGAAATAAACATGGCATTAACTAAAGCAACAAACAATATGATCTCAGGGGCTTTAGTCAATGTGCTTGACTTTGGCGCTACTGGCGATGGTGCTACAGATGACACTGCGGCTATTCATAATGCCATCAGCTCGCTTCCCTCTGGAGGCACTGTTTTCTTTCCAATAGGAATTTATAAGTGTGCGCTTACAATTACGCAGTACAACATAATCCTTAAAGGGGCAGGGAAAAGATCAACTCAAATTTCTAACAATACATCATTAGCTGGAACGTATGCTATTAATGTAGACCTTGGCGCTCAAAATACTACAAAACTACCCATGTCATTTGGGATAGAAGATATGTCAATTACAGGGGATAGGGTCAATAATTACCACGCAATCTATTTAGCCAATGTTAAATCAGGTAGTTTTAGAGGGCTTGAAATTAACGATGTTGGGCATGGTATTTATTTAAGCAATACCTTTGGTGTATCTTTCTCTGATATTTTCTTCAGGCAGTATGGGGTAGGCATTCAAGGAAACTTTTCGTTAACTTCCAACAATCAAACATTTACTGGTATGCACTTCTTTGGTGGCAATACAGATAATAACGCTGTGCCACTTTATACAAATGGCATGAGTGATAGCACGTTCATTAACTGTATATTTGAAGGCTCGGAGCAAATGGCAAGCACTAAGCTGTATGATGGTAGTGGAAATACGTTTATCCAACCCCGATTTGAGTCATGTACTGCAAGATCTAGCACTAATCCGTATTTAATTCTGGGCGGTAATCGCAACAGAATAATTCATCCCCTAGTAACGCAGTTAGGTGTAGAGGCTCTTGCAAGCAAAACTTACCTTGTGCAAATTACAGGAACGAGTTGCGAAGTAGATGGAATAGAAATGGGTGCCGGGATCAGGGTGCTTGAACTTACCGCATCGGCCAATAATTGCAAAGTTAAGTTTAGTACAACAGGACTTAGTAATACCATACTAAAGAATTTATGGGTGGACTACGGAGACAATAATTTAATTAATTGCAACAATAGTGACTTTACTTATGATAATCAAACAACTTGGTCAGAGTTTCCTGTTACTAATTACTTTAGTGAAAGTACCGATATGTCATCTGTTACTACAGACGGCCTAACGCAAGCAACAGTAGTAGGTGCGCCAAGTAGGACAGGCCCATTTGAAGAAGGGTTAATTGAAAAATTTACTTCACCCACTGGCAATAGAAGATGGTATCAAGATGTATTTCCATTAATGGGATCTCCTGCCGCTAATACAGTTATAGGGTGGTCAGTGTTTGTCCGATCACTTACATCAGGTGGCGAAGATGTAGTATTTCAGATGGGCAGGTTAGCTTCGTTAGTAACAGTAGACACTATCAATATCCCAGATACTAAGTTTGTAAGGGTATCCTTGTTTTCAAAGACTGATACATCTGCATATACAGATTTTAATGTGTGTGCTATTGCGGCAGTTGGCGGATCAGGTCTAGAGTTCTATGGTAATCAGGTTATTATTGGGGATAGCCAGTCAGCTGGATTATATGGCGCATTTTATTCGGGTGGGTATGTTCCTACTGAATCAGTTGCGGTTACTGATCTTGGCCCACACTACGCAAGTGATAGGAGACATAAAATAAGTCCTGTAAATGGTACAGGCGTAGCTGGTCAATACATTAAAAAGATCAAGCCTGTTGTCGGCCAACCCAAAGGGTGGTATTGCACAGTTTCAGGAAATGCTGGAACTTGGGTTTCAGAAGGTAATCTTTAATGCCCCTAGCGGGTGGACAGGTGGCACTTTCGCCACGATAAAATAGGAAATAAACATGGCACTTACAGAAGTAACATTGAACGACAAGATCGAAGTAGTACAACTAGCTGCTGGCTATCCAGTAATCCAAGTTCGTACTGCAACGATCATCAAGCGTGATGACGTAGAGATCTCACGCAACTTTCACCGTCGAGTGGTAACACCGGGCGATGATTTTTTGAACGAAGAGCCAGATGTATTGGCAATCGTACAAGCTGTATTTACGGCTGAGTCACAGGCTGCATACGCGGCGGCTCAGGCTGCTGAAGGAGAAGAATAATGGCTAGTAGTTCACAAATCCCATTTGCGCCACTGGGTGACACGATCACCTTTGCGGCGGCAACTCCTACGGCTCCTACCGCGCTACAGGCACCCGTTCACCCCACGACTAACACTAGCGCGGGTCAGTTCAGGATCATCAACGACAGCACCGTCACGGTGTTCTTGGGCGTTGGTTCAACCTCTGCTGATGCGATTGCTAATGCTGGCGCGGTGGCAACCTCGATTCCTTTGCTCCCGGGTACGGACGAGGTTTTGCGGTTTAGTCCTGACGCCTTCTTCACTGGCAAGTCAACCTCTGGTACTGCCACGGTATACATCACGCCCGGTCAAGGGTTGTAGTGAACGAGCAGGACGCTGCTGATCGGGCTGTCAAGAAGGTCTTCGCCATTCTAGGTGTTGACATTGACAAGCCCGAATCCATCGAGGAGTTTCGAGAGGATCTCAGGTTTGGTCGCAAGCTTCGTAAAGCGGCGGACCACGGGACGATGGCGTTCGTCGGTACGGTTGTAGTTGGCCTCTGCGTGGCTGCTTGGGCCGGTATCGGCGCTAAACTGATATCTGACTAAAATGATTGCTGAATTAGCAGCGTTCAATGCCGCCTTCGGGGTTGTCAAAGGCTTCATCGCGAACGGCAGAGAGCTGCACGATTGCTTTGGTCAGATCGGCCAGATGGTCAACGCAAAAGAAGACCTGAAATCACGCCAGCAAAAGAACAAGAAGTCTTTGTTTGCCTCTGATGCCGAAGAATTTATGGCTTTGGAGCAGATAGCTCGGGCAGAGCAGGAGCTGCAAGATTTTATGGTGTATTACGGCAGGGCTGGATTGTGGGACGACTTTATTGTGTTTCAGGCTAAAGCTCGCAAAGCAAGACTAGAGGCTAAGAATGCACACACCCAGAAGATTAACCAGCGAATGCATTATGCTGGACTTGCAGTTAGCTGCGTCTTGGTTGCTGTCGGCCTGTATGCCTGCTTTACTATAATATATGCGATTGTGAGGTAGCTATGCTTGACAAGCTTATAGGGCCAGTTACGAACCTTCTAGACAAGTTTATTGAGGACAAGGACCAGAAGGCACTCCTAGCGCACGAAGTCGCTACAATGGCTAAAAACCACGCTAGAGAACTGTCACGCGAACAGTTGGAGGTGAACAAGGTTGAGGCGGCTCATAAATCTTTGTTTGTATCTGGTTGGCGTCCTGCTGTTGGCTGGGTTTGTGTACTTGGTATGTTTGGAAACTTCATTACCATACCCTTTGCAAACTTTGTACTCGCACTTGCCGGGTCCGAGATTGAAGTGCCCCTGATACCTCTGGAGACCATGATGCCGGTTTTGTTGGGCATGTTGGGCCTTGGAGGGATGCGGACCTTTGAAAAGCATTCAGGGGTTAATCGCAACAAATGAACCTACGATACTTCAAGAATGACCTGTCAGAGTTTGCCTGCAAAGAAACCGGCAACAACCTGATCCAAGAGTCGTTTGTACACGCCCTAGATGACCTCAGAGACGCTTGCGGCTTTCCGTTCGTAATAACGTCAGGGTATCGTGATCAGAGCCACAGCGCCGAAATAAACAAGTCTCAGCCGGGTCAGCACTGCCTCGGGATTGCAGCGGATATTGCGGTTAGCGGTGGAGCGCAGCGGTTTATTATTGTTAAACATGCGCTTGCAATGGGATTTTCAGGGGTGGGCACTGCCAAGACTTTCGTTCACGTTGATTTGCGTGAGACTACCCCGATGCACTGGTCTTATTGAGCGTTTCAAGTATTTGTTCAAGGGTTTCCAAGATCTGCTCTTGGGTCCGCACGATGTCGAGCAACGAATCAATATCCATGTCCCGCTCATCGAGTTCTAGGGTTAGTTTGCTCACAGAATTATTGCTCCGATGACAAACCCAAAACAGAAAATTCCGATGTGATCCCAAGTGGGCTGGTGGTTTCGCAGAATATTTTTAAGTTCGTTCAATGTCACTGGCTGGCTCCTTTTTGTGGAATTGTTGTTTAACAGTTTCACGCAGGTCATTGTGCACCCATATCGTTAGCTGCCTAAAACCCTTTTCGACCATCCGCTCTTTGTAAGCTCTTTGATGGCTATTATTGTCCGGGTGCGTCATAAACTTTAATCCTCCCTGCATGTTACCTGTTGATCCTTCCAGTTTGGCCTGAATCCTGAACAGACATCTTCAACGTACTGGCGTTCCTGACGCAGTGCCTCTTCGTAATCTGCGTTACCGGCCCAACTCACTAGCCAGATGAACAGCAGGGCCACTACCAGCCCCGCAAACCGTTTA